GCGCCCAATTTAGTGCTGCTGAAATTGCCATATGTATCCCCTAAAGTTCCTTTGCGAGTACAGCCCATTTCGGTCTGTAGCCTTCGTCTTTCAAAAATGTCTCTGACCAGCCCCTTCGGCCTGCCAAAGTCACCCTGGTGCAACCAATTGATTTGCCCCAGGATTCGATCAATGGTCTCATCCGTGAGAGTTCATCTAGGTCGCCACCAGCCAAGAAGTAGTGCAAATTCTTTAGCCGCGGATAGACAATGATCTCTGTCAATACCACCGAGTCCTTGGCCGGCCACAGCTGTAATCTGTGATCCTCGACCATCTCAGCGACATCGTCAAAATTATGTGTGCCTCCAGAGTATTCTAATGCCGCCTCCACATGGTGGCGCAGCCTCTCCAAATGTTCTTGGTCGCTCATCTCTTTCCAGAGGGGATGGCATCAAGCCTCATCACCCCAATTCGCCAGTCGGCCAATACCGCACCAGTTACCTTCACATTGACCTGACGCGCTGCAAACCGGACATCAGTCGGGTTGGCTGCCGTGTATGGCCCAAATGTGGATTGTGTGCCAGTGGGGTAATTGCGGGTTTTGAATGAAACCACCGCCTCACCCAATGTCTGCTCATCTGGGACCACTTGCCTGACCGACATGATGTTGTCGCCATTGCCCAATTGCACTGGACCAGACTCAGCGTAGACGCTGGCGCTGTCATAGGCAAAGCCGACCTCATGCTCATAGACATAACCATCTGTGGACACGGCCATGGGGTTGGTAAACACTCCGGCATCAGTGCCAGCAGTTCTGGCCAATGTGCCTATATTCCAGTGGTTTTCTCTGTAGTTGAAAGTGCAGTAACTGTCATTCTCATTGCTTCCACTGCTTGGGTAATACCACCAAATCTCACCATACTGGCTGTTGTGGACCGCATAGACCTTGGATGACTGATTGAAGTTCATATTGCCAAAGACATAGTCGGACACATCGCTTGGCAGTGGCTTGACATATCCGTCATAAATCCAAAAGCCTGCCTTGCTCATCCAAATGGCAGCAGTGTCAATGGCAGCCACTGCTTGGGCTGAAATGAGACCGCATCCGCTTCCAGCCTTCTGAAAGCCATAGACAAATGGAGCGCCAACATACTGGGCCGTGTGGACATCGACATCTGTAAACAGCAAGTTGATACCCTTGACCCGTTTGCCAGCAATGAGAGTGCCAGGCGTTGCAAGCTCATAGTCGCCTGCCTGGTTGTCGCCTGCCGGTGTCCAGAGTGTATTGTTCTCTTGGTCGCACCATTGGACCTTGCGTGGGTTTCCACCAGCGCCAAGGGCAAACATGATGCGCTCGGCAGTCACCATGACCGCCTTGTTACTCGTTGGGGCATTGGTGATGACAGCTGCGAGTGTGGGGGTTGTGAAGCCAAGTTGCCACTCATAGAGCTTGCCATCGGCATTGGAGCAAGCAATCAAATACTCGCCCCATGTGTCCATTGACCATGTGGTGGCCGGAGTGATTGCACCCAAATCAGGTCTGGCCACACCATAGCTAAATTTGCCATAGTCGCTGTAGCCGTAGCCCGTCTTGACAATGGCATCAGCAACACCGGCTGTAAAACCAGTCGGGGTGATTTCCTTGATCGTGCCAGACTCGCTCATGGCATAGAGCTTGGTGTGCGTGCCAATGCCGGTAAAACGTGTCGCGCTATTGTCGCGCCAGCTCAAGAAGCCTCGGCACATCCCGCTGATCTGGGTCGATGAGCGCTTTCTCCAGCCACCCATGGGCCGCAAAGTGTTCTCGTACCAGCGCACCAGATTTGCGTCATACCACCGGCCTGCTGACTGGTACTCAGTGCCGTTTCTGTAAATGCCTGGGGGGAGTTTGAGGGGTATGTACATGATGGCAATTATGTTGGTTTGTTTGAGACAAATGTCATTGTCGCAATAAGTGATGCCGTTGAGGGGTAATTTCCTGCGGCAGCATAGGCTTGAATGCTCACCAAAGTGCTGTCAGTCTCCCACCATAACTCGACATAATCGTTTGCGTTCAAGCTCAAAAAGTAATTCCAGCCGACCAGTGTGTGGCCATCGACAGACCCATGCTTGCTTGGCGCGGCAAAGAATCCAGTTGAGCCAGTGACCACAGTCCCATTGATCTTGAGCCAGACCCTGACATCATGGTCCTGAGAGTCAGTGTTCTCAAACTGGCCAGACCCCTGCAAATTCCAAATGCCAGCATCTGCCACTGTGATCCGTGAATTGCTTGCGACACTCACGCCATTGGCGTAGTCGACAGTATTCAGCGTCATGGCATAGGCCGTGTTAATTACAGCCGCAGTCTGGTCTACAGTGCTTTGAAAAGCCCCATAGGGGTTGTTCATAAACTTACCGCCCCTTGGTCCAAACAGAGACCCCAGCACTGTGGTCAGCTTTCTAAAGTATCCATTCAAGGCACTGTAGTTCTCATTCAAGTGCCTGCGCTCATACGCCTCTGGGGGGAAACCCAGACTCGGTATCGATGGAGTCTCTAATTGTTGCTGCTTGGTGGCCATGGCTAATTATGTCAGGACAGACAGGGCATGGTTGATGTGCTTGATCCTATCGTCTAAACCTATGAACCCGCCATTGATCTTTTTGGTCATGGTCCGATAGTCTTGGTTGTCTGCATACTGGTTGAGCTTGTGGGTGTCCCAGAACCATCCGGCAGTCAGCGCAGCATACTGGGGTGTGGCCACTAGCTCCGGCTGCATGATCAGGTCCACCCCCAGCGCCTTGCCAGCATGGTGGTAGTTCGCAGACCCTGTGAGCTGGATGCATCCTCGGCCTCTAAATCTGTATCCATCACCACTGGCCTCATCCCTGTTGCCCATGCGTGAGCTGTAGACAGTGTTGGCAATGAGCTTGGGATTCCTGGCACACATCTGGGCCTTGGCAGCGTCAAAGCGCCTGGGCCAGAGCTTTTGCAGTGCTTCGGCTCTGTAGTTCAAGTTCTCTTCCAAGATTCTGAAATTGCCACACTCATGGCCACACTGGCCGATAAAGGCAGCCTGGCGCAGTGGCGTTGAAATGTCAAAGCGCTGGAATGTTTCGTTGAGCGCATCGACCCACTCTGGGCCAATGTGCAGCCGTGCCAGTTGATCGCTATTGACCATTGACGATTCTCCTTACTTCTTCGTAGGCGCTGACGCAGGCGTTGAGTTTAACAATGGCTTTGTCTCCTTCGGCTGCGATGTCGATAAGAGCTGCAATAGTCTGTCGCTCAAGTTCGGTTTCAGGGGGATCGCTGGGTTGTGTATCTCCAAGGGCAATGGGGGCACTTGCATTGGTTTGTGGACAACTTGGGGCTGGGAGCCGCAGCCGGCCAGTGCGAGCAAGCTCATGCATAGCAGACTGTTTTTTCTTGACATCATCTTGGGCCTTTCTGAGTTTAGTTTCCTGATCTTGCAGTTTCTCGCCAAGCTCTGCCTCTTTGGCTCTGGCTTCTTCATTCTTTTGGGCAATGGCAATCTTCATGTCATTGTCGCGCTCCAGCCACCCATAGTGGTGGCCCACTCGGTATGTACCGAATAATGAGACCAAGACACCAACAATAAGCCAGGGTAAGGGTATTGGTAGCATCACTCTGCCTCCTCTCTGGCCTGCGCCAGTTGAATGCGCTCATGGTCATCCTCAAGATGGTCCGGTGGCGTGTCTGGTGGTGGACCAGGAGTCCAAGACTCATCTAGCTCTGGGTTGGTCCATGTGGGCATAGCGCCAAATGGCTGACTTGGGATGCCGTTGGTGCTTGCGTTAAAGCCGTGATTGTTGCTGTAGCCGTATTGCTGGCCATAGCCTTGCATGGGCTGGCCTATGCACTGGCCCATCGGCTGCATGGACTGCTGGCCACCAAAAGCCTTGGCAGCAGACCCCACGGCCTTCTTGCCCATCACCGCACCAATGCCGCCAACAATGAGCAAAACAATGTCGTTGAGCATCTTGGTATAAGCCTGGTCAATTGGGGCCATGGACTTGATTGGCTGGGTGACAAAGGTCACTGAGTACAAAAGAGCGACCACAATGAAGCAAAGAATGCAAGTCACCGCAATGACCACAAATCCCCAGACTCTGACCTCAATCTCGTCAGGGGTTAGATTTTGCTTCTGGCTGGACATCATTCACCTTCTTTTCAAGTATGGGTGCGACCAGATACTCTGGACACTGCTGAGTAAATAAGCACTTTGGCTTCTGACACTCTGGTGCATGGAAATGATCAGGATTCTGGCACTTGTACCGGTATCGGTCTTCGCAGCCAGTCAGCAGTAAAAGAAGCAGTAAATATCTCATTTGCCTAATCCTATCCTACCAAGCAGTAGATTAACGATGCGGTCCGACAAGTCATCCGGCAAAAACTTCAGAAAACCAAGCACCCATAAAGCCACACACCCGTAAACGAATATCTTGAGGCATAGGTCAAAGGTGGAAGCACAACCTCAACAAGCTCGATTGATCCACAGATCAAAAGCGCATTCCTGTCCAACTTTGAGCAGGCCAAGAATGTGGCCGGTGCATTGCCGGTCCAGCAGTTTGCAGGCTATAACCCGCTGCAACTGGCAGGCGAGGAGGCTCTGGTTAACACATCCCTTGCTGGCCCAGGCATTGCCGGCACAGACTTGGCGGCTCAGATGGCTGCCACAAACAGCCTGTATCAGCCCTCTGTCCTCAAAGCGCAGCAGACTAATTTGGGCATGAGTGGACCAGGCTCTATTGCCTCATACATGAACCCCTATACAGAGTCTGTGCGCAAAAACGCATTGGCTGACCTTGAGTCTTCACGCCAGATGGCGGTGCAACAAACTGGTGAGCGTGCAGCGGCTGCCAAGGCTTTTGGTGGATCACGCCAAGCAGTGGCCGAAAGCCTGACAAATGCTGGCTTTGCCAAGCAGGCTGGCGACCTTGGCACTAGGCTCAACGAGCAGGCATTCAATCAGGCCATGGCTTTGCAGCAGGCCGACATTGGCCGGATGTCAGCAGCAGACATTGCCAACCAGCAAGCAGGCTTGCAAGGTGCGCAATTGCGTCTTTCTGGTACTGGCCAGCTTGGAAGTCTTGCGGCCCAGCAGCAGGCACTGCGTCTTGGTGGCGCTCAGAATGTCTTGGCCGCTGGTGGTGCGCGTCAGGCCCAAGAGCAGCAACGCATGGATGCAATCCGCAACATTGGCCTCCAGCGCCTTGGTGTGGTGCAGTCTTCACTGGGTGCGCAGCCTGCCAATCTTGGCCAAGTGGTCTCAACACCATACAGCCAGAATGTCGGTGCTGGTCTGCTTGGTGGTGCATTGGCAGGCTCTCAATTGGCTGGTGCTGCCGGTCTCTCTGGTGGCGCTGGTGCTGGCCTTGGTGCATTGATCTCTCTGATCTAACATGAGACAAAACCCAACCCCAGAGCCACAAAGCTACGCTGACGCGCAGCTCATGGCTTTGCTTGACCCATCAAGCAAGCGTGACACCATCCTGATCACGCCTGGATCACCAATGCCCTCACGCATCCCTGATGGGTTGACAGTGGCTCAGACAAGCCGAGGCATTGTGATCACCAGTGACCCAGCAAAGGTCAGGATCATTGACCAAGGGTCTGAGCGCGATGTGGGCATGGCATTGTTTGGCTATGCATACGATCAGGCCAATGGCTTTGACAATGTGGCGGTGGCAAGAGACAGGGCTGGAACACCGGTGGCAGAACTGGCCATCAAGCCTGGTCAAGAAAGACAGGCAATGCGTGCGGCAT